TGTCGTCGACCTTGGCGAGCGGGACTCGCGTGGCCGGTGCCTTGCCCCTCTGAATGGTCTGAAGGGGCACCGGACCGCTTGGTGCGGCGGCGACCTGGCCCGGCGACTTCGCGGTACGCGATTGGTCGTAGAGCATCGCCTTGTGAAGAATTTTGACCAGCCGATGATCTACGATGGAGTCGGTTTCCTCCTCCGTCAGACCTTGGGCCAAGCCAAAGGAACGTATCTGCCGGGCCATCTCAGGGCTCCAGCCCTTGATGTCCCGGTTCAGGACGCGCTCGGTTTCCTCCAGGCGCTTGGCAACACTCTGCTGCGCCTCATGAGCCCGCTGTTCATCCTTCTGAGCCAGCCCTGCGTGAAGGCCCTGATGGCGTCACGAAGCTGCTGGAACTTGCGCCAGCCGGCCTGGGCTGCAAGCGGGTCCTGTTGCTCCCACTTGTCCCAGTCGACGTTGGCGTATTCCTTGATCGTGTCTTCGAGCGCGACCAGGCGCGCCCGTTCCTGCGTGTCGGTGCGCAGCGCCTCGGCCTGCTGGACAAGCTCGCGGTCGCGTGCTTCCAGTGCCCGGCGCTGCTCCGCCACCTCTTGCGTCTTTTTCGTGTAGTCCGCCTGCCGAAGAACTGCATCCTTCAGCTTCTTGGGAAGACGGTAGTACTCGCCGTCATATTCCACGTCGTCATAGTCGTCCTCAGGCTGGGCGCCGTTCGGGGCGTCTCCTTCGGCCGGCTCTTCATTGACCTGCTCCTGTAGAGAAACAGGCTCTTCCTGCGGCGCCTCGCCGTTTGCCGGAGCTTCCGGTTCGGTCGGGGCAGACGCGTTCATTTCGCCCAATGACATGGGTGATCACTCCGTTGTCCGGTTGGTGATGGGGTGGGTTCAGGCGGCCTGCGGCCGAGGGGCCGGCGGCTGTGGATCGGGCTTCATGATCTGGCCGATCACCTGCGCCCGCTTCGTCTCGGCATTGAACTGGTCGACGCTGACCTTGGCCATGTCGACCTGCCTGTCGGCCTTCAGCGCTTCGTTTTCCTTGGTCAGCTTTTCCATTGCCTGCTGCACCTGCTGGACGATGCCAGCGATTTCCGGTGGCAGGCCGCCGGCATCGCCCTTGGCCTGCGGAGGCAGCATCGCCTGAAGCCGTTCCGCCACCTTGTCGGCGTCCGGCCAGTCCAGGTTCTTGGCGAGCAGGTCGCCGATGATCGGCGCCGCCGCCGGGAAAGCCCGGATGAACTCCGTCATCTGCGCCGCAGCTTCCTCGCGGCGCGTCGTGAAGCTCGGTCCGGTCGAAACCGTCAGGTCGTACTTGCCGGCCGTCAGGTCGTAGACTCGCATCAGCGGGTTGCCCTGCTCGTCCTTCTCGGGCTGCCCGTCTGGGCCGGTGACGGGTGCCGGCTGGTTGACAGGCGTCGTCCGCTCCTTGCCGTCCTCCCCGAGGACGCGAAGAATGCGGGCGCCGCCGTAGATGTGCGGGATCAGGTCGATGACGACGCGCCCGGTATGCCGGATGGCCCTCGCCATGTTGTCGAGGAAATGGAAGGTGGAGACATCGCCCTCGCGTTGCCGGGCCATGATCGCACGGCCTGAGGTTTCGTTGCTCCTTGCCCCAAGCGAGGCGTCGTAAAGGCCAATGATCGACTTCATGTCGTCGCTGGCGTTCAGCGCTTCCTGCAGCGCGCCGGCCGCCGGGCCGACATCGAGCGGCTGACGCTGCGGAGTCGCACCTGTAGCCCCCGGCACAACGTCATATTCGAGGTAAGGATGGCTGATCCTGTTGGCGGTCGCCCACTTGTTTGCATCGGTCGCGAAGGCCCCCTTGGGGCCGATGAACGGCACCCGCGGCGCCAGCGCGACAAGCTCCGTCGAGGTGGTGCGCCAGTAGTTCAACTGCCGCTGCGCGTCCTTGGCATCGCGGATCAGCGAGCGGAAATGCCGCTTGCCCTCTACATCGACCTCATCGCCGTAAACCGGGATGATCGGGATGTACTGGCCGGGCCAATCCTCGGTGCTCAGGACCTCATTGCCGGTGAGGACGTGCCTCTTCACACGCTTGCACGCGACGGTGCGCTCCTTCATCACCTGCAGGCCGCCGATCTGCAGCGCGACCAACAGTTCCGGATGCTCGGCAAGCGCGTCTTCCGCGATCACCGTGCCGTCGGAGAGCATCAGAACCTTCTTGTCGTAGGCCTCCCGCACCCACCATTGAGCGAGCATGACGCGCTCGCCCTCATACCAGCTTGTGCCGGCGAGCTCGGTCCATGCCGAGGATCCCCAGTCGACCATCTCGGCCTTCGGGTACTGGCGCTCGAAGTCCTTCTTGGCCAGCGTGTCGACGACGAACGATGTGTCCCAATCCGAGCTGTCCGCCTCCTGGGACATCGGGTCGCCGTAGACCGAGAACGGGTTGCTCACCCGCTTGATGACGATGTCCTGATCGAACGTGTCTTCGCGGGCATAGTCGAAGTCGACGCGGATGTAGCCGAAGCCCATGCCGACGGCGCATTCGGTTGCCGTGTCGTAGGCCACGTCGGCATTCGACGTGTACTCGATGTTACGGATGAGGCCGTTGTAGATTTCGGCCGTCTCCGGATCGGCCTTGCTGTCGACCGGGTGGACCTTGATGCTCGGCTTGTTCTGCCGGGCGTCGTTGACAACCTGGCGGATGAAGGCGGGCATCCGGTTTATGACAAGGCAGGGGCGCCCGTCGCGCTCACGCTGCTTTTCGACCTCGGCCGGCCACTGTTCACCAAGGCGCGCAAACCGCAGGTCGTCGAGCGCACATTCCCGGTTTTCGGACTCCGCATCCTCAGCGAGCCGGAAGGCCTCTTTGGCGTCGGCGATGATATCGCTGTCGTTCGCCATCAACCCATCCATCCGCCAGTGCTGGCGCCGAAGCTGAACTTCTCGGCGGGCCGAGGCTCGACGATTGCGAACCGCTTCATCATCAGGCCGTACCGCGAGGCCGACAGCAGGTCGTCGCGTTCCTTCACGATCCTGCCGTCCTTGCGGTGATAGAGGCGGAACTCGCTAAACCAGCCAGTGAGGTGCCGGAACACCTTCCAACGGCCGGTCTGCATCCTGTCCAGCATGTCCATGACGCCGGCCTCGACGCCGTTGCCGCCATCGTCGAAGGTCGACCGCTCCGGCAGCATGTTCAGCTTCTGCGCCCGGTACTGCGCCGCCAGTTCTTCGCCGGAGCCCTTGTCGTGCTGCAGGCCGTCGTGTGGCCAGGCGCATGGGATCCATTCACCCCAGGGCCGGATAGCTGCGGCGTGGATGACGGGCGTCGACTCGCGCTGCCGATATTCGTTGGTGACGTAGATGCAGTCGGCGTCTCGGTCCCAGGCCAGAGAGGCCGCCGCGAAAGGATGGTCGTAGCCAAAGTCGAGTCCGTTGATGCGAACCCAGTGCTTCGGGATCGATAGAGCGTCGCAGGCGATCATCTCTTCCGCGATCGGGAAGATGCGCCCCGAGCCGAGCGACGGGATGCCCTTGACCCGTGCCTCACGCTCATGCGCCGGATACGAGGCGATGATGGCTTCGCGCTGTTCCTTCGAGATGTGTTCCGCGTCGTCGATCGTCATGCGCGTGACGGCGCGCGTCATTGCCTAGAACCAGCGCGGGAACAGGTCGTGCATGAGTGTCGGGTAGCGCTCGTTCCACTGGCGCAAGCCCGCGGCCACTGGCATGCCGCTTGTCTGGCTCCACAGATCCCTGTCGAAAGCCTTCATCCGCTCGAATTCGGGCGCAATAGGCTTCACCTGTGCGGTCAGCAGCGCGCTAAGGGATAAAGCGGCTACCAGAGCGGCTGCTAACGACAAGCAGAATATCAGGACGATCACTCGGGCGCTTCCCCTTCAAGGAACATACTCACAACCTCGGACATGCCGAGCAGCGGCGTGAACGTCAGGTAGACCATGCCGCCCGTCGCATTCGTGCGCGTCAGGCCTTCCATGTAGATGTCCATCGGCGGCTCTTCATCGAACCAGACGCCGTCGGCCGTGTTCGCCTGCCATTTGCGGCGACCCTGATCATAACTCTTGAGCAACAGCGTCGAACGCCCGCCGCTCGTGTGCTGAACCGTGATGGTGTCAACGGCGTCGGCAACACCCTGCCGGCGCGCCGTGTCGGCAATCGTGTCGCCCGGGATAAAGCCGGTGCCCCACTCGCTTTCGTCCGCAGGCGGGCCCAGCAAGAGGCGCTGGACACCATCTCGCGTAAGCTCGGCGCTCTCGGACCCAGCGATCCATAGCGGCGGCTTCGTGAACACCCTGCCGCGCCACCAGTCGGGATATCTGCCCGTCAGGTGGATGGCCGTCTCCGCGGCGCCGGCCAGCGTCTTGCCGAGCTGGTTGCCCGCCATGAACAGGCGCTCACGATGCGTGGCGCCGTTGGCGTGAAACTCCGCCTGTTTCGGATACGGCGCGTAGCGATAGAGCTTAGTGCGTGATAGCCGGCGCTGCTTCTCCGTCAGCAGTTCCAGCAACTCCGACTTCAAAGAGGCTGGCAAGCTGGCGAATGCGCTGGTCGAGCTGTTCGTCTGAAAGGTCATTGGTGACGTTGACGTTGAGCTCCTTCGGCAGGATCGACGCGACGACCTTCAGGTACTGGTCGGGCTTTTCCCGACGCACTGTCTCGATGACCGCTGCGCCATGCTCCACGAAGTCGGCGTGCATCGCTTGAATGAAAGCCTCGCCGAGCTTGTTGCGAGAGCCCTTGGGCCGGCCGGCGGGATTGCCGCTCTGGCCAGGCTTGTAGAGCTGCGGCGGCTTCTCTTGTCCGTCTGTAGGATCAGGCACGGCCGGCCGCCTTGTAGACCGCCTTGTAATCATCCGGCAGGCCAACGCCACGCAACTCGCTACAAATTACGTCGCGCTCATTTCGCCAGATTGGGTCTTCCGTGTGGGCAGCCAGCATCTCGCGGGCCTCTCCTTCGGAAGCAGCCGCGACCGACCGCCCGAGCGGCTCGGCACCGTCAACCCACGGGCCTTTCCTCAGCCAGAAAAGCATCTCTTGCCTCACCAATTTCGCAATTTCTGTTGGTCGGCGCGGGCATAAAAATGCCCGGCAGGGTTCATCCCTCCGGGCGCGAATCGGTACAGTGCGCGAATCATGAGCTACGCTGTCGATGGCGTCAAGAGCGCTTCTGTTCCATCGCTGTGGCTATCTCGGCGCAAACCGCGGCGATAGCAGCGAGGCTCTGGAAGAGTTCGATGCCGTTCATATTCTCGGACGGAGCGCGAAGGTTGTGGCGCTCGCAGAATTCTCTAAGCGTCTGCATGTCAGCCATCACATACCCCAATGCTTTCCGAGTTGGTCCAGCCCTTCTACCAGAAATTCCGTGGCGACGGCGCGCGCTTGGGCTGGATCCTCTCTCCCGAACACGCGCATGCCCGTCTCGGCGGCGCCAACTTCATCGAGCACGACCATGCGCACAACCTGGCCAGTGCGTGGCGACAGGCTCTGC